TGCAGCGCAATCAGATGGCACAAGCACCACACTAGCAGCACCAACACGCGTTCAGCTTGCAGGCATACTGTCGGAGGGCGAAGTCACATCGCTATTCGGCGGCAACCGTGTTGTGGCAGGCGCTTTGGCGCAATCCCCAGCATCTGCAACGCTGACAGGCATAACACGTGTTCGCACGACTGGCGTACAGGCTGCGGCGGCATCGACGACACTCGTTGGGGCAGTTCGCGTTCGCACGGGTGGCAGCTTATCTGAGGCTCAAAGCACTGGCCTCGTTGGAGGCAACTTCATAATAGATGCCTACGCTGTTCCGCGCAGCTTATACGTTGACGCAGGCTACTATGAGCCAAACTACGTTGACTATGCAATTTCATCATATTCGTTGGTGCAGCCAAACGTCATCCGCACACGCATAGGAATTGCCCCAAGCGCGCAAGGCACAATGCCAGTGAGTGCTGGGTTAATTCGCACAAACACAGGCGCACTATCGGTAGGCTTGAGCGCGACAATCGCTGGCGGTGCTATGACATACAATAGTAACGCGTTTCTACAGGAGGCAGCATCAACGGTGCTTGCGTCACTGTCTGAGAAGTGGATTGACCTTGCGGAAGACACGGACAACTGGACAGACTTATCGGAAGACACAAGTATCTGGACGGACATATCTGAAGATAACGACACATGGACTAACCTCAGTCCTCTAACATAGACGAAAAGTAAAAACTGCTGTATGTTAGCAGCAAAGGAGACATCACATGGCTATCACGCTCACCAAACCCACAGTCGGCGGTTCTGACGGCACATGGGGTACTACTCTAAACAGTACGCTGGATGCTGTTGCTAATTACCTAGACGGTGACAGCGAAATTACGCCAGACCTGACATCTGGTTCATGGAAAATCAGCGGTACGGTAATCACTGCAACTGCGTCTGATTTAAACAAACTTGCGTCAATCAATGCCAGCGCGACAGAGTTAAACATTGTAGACGGTGACACGACAGCAACACTTACAACTTTAGCCGATGCTGACCGTGTTGTTGTGAATGACGACGGCACGATGGTGCAGGTCGCTATGACCGATGTTGCAACATATGTTAATACAGGCCCAAGCATTAGTGATGCAGACTTGAATGGCACAACGAAGATTGAAGAAGTCGTTGAAAAAGTCACAACGCAGACAAGCACAACTGGGACCATTAACTTCGACTGTAACACGCAGGCAATCGAATACTACACAGCCGATCAAACAGCAGACCGCACAATAAACTTTCGAGGCGATGGGTCTACTGCGCTAAACAGTATGCTGTCAAATGGCGAAAGCATTACTGTCAGTATTGCTGTAACGCAGGGTTCCACAGCGTATTATTTAAACACATACGAAATAGACGGTGCTGCGGTAACACCGAAATGGCAGGGCGGTACTGCGCCAGATGAAGGTAACGCAAGCGGGATTGACGTATATACGTTCACAATTATCAAAACAGCATCAGCGACATACACTGTTCTTGCTAGTCTAGCTCAATTTGCATAGGGGTTTGTAATGCCTGTACTGTCAACTTTAGGTGCGATGTCGGCAAGGGGATTTGGTCGCGGCGAGCTAAAGGTCTATGAAGTGATCTATGAGGTTATAGGCGGCGGTGGGGAAGGTGCTGGCGGTTATACAGGACAGGGCGACGGAAGCGCTGGTACGGACAGTTCACTTGCGTCATCTATCGGGACATCATTTGCCACGGTGACATCCACAGGCGGCACAGGCGGCACACAGCCTGCCCCGTTCAGTGGTTCGTTTAGAACAGGTGAAGCTGGTGAAGCATCACACTACGGATCGGGTGGCGCTGGTGGCTTAAATTCAGATAGCGGAAATCAAACAGCAGGCTTCCCCGCTCCTTCTTCTTCTTATGGTGCAGGTGGCGGCGGCGGTGGCGCGGCCCCATTTGCAGCAAATAATGGTGGCGGCGGTGGTAAGGCCGCAACGCGTCAAACTGGAACGTTAATACTTAGACCAAGATCGGAGATAACCGTTACGATTGGTGCGGGTGGCTCGGGTATTTCTGGCGGTGGAGACGGCGCAGGGGGATATGCTAAGATCACAGTTGATGGCGTGGAAACAGAATTTACATCATCAGGAACATACACGGTGCCAGCATGACATTAATACCTTTAGATATACCCGCAGGCGTTTACAAAAACGGTACTGATCTTGAAGGCCAAGGTAGGTGGCAAGACGCGTCACTGGTTCGCTGGCGTGACAATACATTACGCCCCGTAGGTGGGTGGCAGTCTCGCAAAACAGGCTTTAGCACAAATCCAATTCGTGGCTTTCACACTTGGGAGGCAAATGATGGGTCGCGCTTTTATGCGGGTGGCTCGTTTAACGAGTTAAAGGTTTCAACAGCCGACAACACAGTGTACGACATTACACCATCTGATTTGACGGCAGGCGATGAACACAGCACATTAGAAACTGGCTATGGGTACGGCAACTATGGCGTTGGAACGTATGGCACAGAGCGTTCAGCGTTCGGTTCTTATAGCGAAGCTAATAGCTGGCAGCTAGACAACTTTGGTGAAAACTTGATTGCGTGTTCGTATGCAGACGGGCGTTTGCTAGAGTGGTCTTTAAACGTGGCTAACGACGCGGCTGTTATTTCTAACGCTCCAACAGGGAACTTAGGCGTAGTTGTAACAGAAGAACGGATTGTGTTTGCGTTAGGCGCAGCCAATAACCCACGCAAGGTGCAGTGGTGCGATATTGAGAATAACACAGATTGGACGCCAACAGCGTCAAACCAAGCAGGCGACATTGAACTGCAAACTGCTGGGCAGATTATGCAAGGCGTACGCACTAGGGGTCAGGTGCTAATACTCACGGACATCGACGCACACAGTGCGCGATACAGTGGCCCACCGTTTGTCTATGGCTTCCAGCGTGTCGGCACTGCATGTGGTGCGATTTCTCGCATGGCGGCTGTAGACACGGACGCAGGCGTGTTCTGGATGGGTCAGCGCGGCTTCTTCCGCTTTGATGGTAACGTCGTGCAAGAAATACCGTGCGATGTGTTTGACCATGTGTTTGGTGAACTGCAAGACCGCAATAAGTCCAAAACTTGGGCTTTTAACAACTCTGAGTTTGGTGAAGTTTGGTGGTTTTATCAGTCTGACGCCCAAAACGACAGTGGCGAAATCGACAAGTATGTCGCCTACGATTATAAGGAAAACCACTGGCACATTGGCGTTTTGTCTCGCACGGCGGGTGCGCCTCGCGGTGTTTTCCGCAATGCGTTTATGGTCGACAGCACGGACGTGTACCATCATGAGGTGGCTGGCACAGGTGCTACAAATATGTTTGCCGAGACAGGCCCGATCCAGTTGGGCAACGGCGACAATATCATGCACGTTACGCAGATGATTGCAGACGAACGCACAAAGGGCGACGTGCAACTTAAATTTAAAACGCGCTTTTACCCGAATGGGGATGAAGTGGAGCATGGCCCATTTGACCCTGCAACGCCTACTGGGCTACGTCTGGCGGGTCGTCAGTTCAAGATGCGCATTGAGCCTGATGACGGATCAAACTTCCGCGTAGGCATCGTGCGCGTTGACGCGCAGCAAGGGGGTAAGCGGTAATGCCTATACCTAACCTGCCAACGATTGGTCAAAACTTAGATCAGTGGGGGCGTCAGCTTACGCAATATCTGACCCTTAACTTGGCAAAGTTAGGGTTTAAGACAGCAGCCGATAACCCATCGCAAAACGGAGTTATCCTTTGGGATGACGTCAATGGGTATCCCGTAGTATCCAAGAACAACGAGTTTCGTCAGATCGTCTTAGAGGATGGACATGCATCGTTTTCCCGCACAACTGATGTCACCGCAGCGGCTACAGACACGGCGTACCCAATAACGTATGATGCGCCCACAGGCAACGAGGGCATTGATCGCGACGGTACGGATAATAGTAAAATCGTGTTCGATGAAGCTGGTGAATACCTTGTGATGTTTTCTGCGCAGATTTCATCAACGTCATCTAGCACAGTTAAGTTCTATTTCTGGCCTAAGCTGAACGGCACGGATGCTCCCAACAATACCATTGTGTATTCGTTGCATCAGAATGACGCGACTGTCGTCGTATCACGCGGTGCTAAGTTTGACGTAAGTGCTGGCGATTACTTGCAAGTTATGTGGGCGGTAGACAGCACATCTGGCTATTTAGACGCATCAGCGGCAACGTCATTTAGCCCAGCGGCACCAGCAACAACCTTACATATAACAAGGATGCATGGATGAGGGTTCCCGTTTGAGTGATAATGTTGTAAACTTTGAACGAAAGCCGACTATCCGGATTGAGCCTATCGTTGAAGACGTCCAAGCGGGTGTAGAGAAAACGTTATCATTGCTTGAGGCGTCGATCCGGAAAAACGAACGCAACTCTTCAATGGAGGACGTTGTGGGCGACATACTAGAAGGCCGCAGCCTAATATGGGCTGTGTACATGCAGGACACGTTAATTGCCGCATTTACCACATGCGTCATGAGGCACCCTCAAAGGCATACGCTCTACATTGAGTACATGGGTGGCGCTGACATGAGTGTTTGGATGAACGCAGCCATCAACATCCTCAAGGAAGTAGCGATAAAAGGTGAATTATCGGCCATTGAGGCTGACGGAAGAATAGGATTTGCGCGGTATGCACAAGATAATGGTTTCTCAGAAAAATACCGCCACTTTGAGATGGAGCTTTAGCCGTGGGTAAGAGTAGTTCAACAAAAACGTCAGAAATGGATCCGCTCCAGCAAAAGTATATGGAGCAATTCATCATGCCGCAGGCGGAAAAGATCGCCGGCATGGAGTTTACGCCGTATACTGGTGAAATGGTCGCCGGCATGTCTGACCTGCAAAAGCAGGCGTTGCAGGGTTATGGCCAACTAGGGACGCCAGCTCAATTTGGGCAAGCCGGAAGCGTTTTCCAAGAGGTGGCCGGCATGACGCCGGAGCAGCGTGCCGCGGACATTGCGCAGTACACGCAGCAATACACAGCAGGCGTCATGGAGCCTACGGTCGCTGCGATGGAAGCTCAGCGTGCAAAGCAGCGCACTCAGGAAGCAGCTACACGTGCAAAGGCAGGCGCATTTGGATCACGTGGTGATGTTTACCGCGGCGCTCTAGAAGGCGAATACCAAGTTGGCATGGGCAAAACGTTAGCCGACATGCAGCAGCAGGGCTACCAACAGGCAGTTGCCCGTCAGCAGTCGGAGACAGCGCAGCGCTTAGGGGCGGCCGGTCAACTTGCCGGTTTAGGTGCACAGCAGTTCCAGACGCAACTAGCCGGCTTAGGCGCTCAGATGGGCGCAGGAGAAGCTCAGCGCTTAATTGGCCAACAAGGATTAGACGCAGGGTATCAGCAGTACCTCATGCAGCAACAGTTCCCGCTGACACAATTCTCAGCGTTGACGGGCGGGTCTGCATCGTTCCCAGCGGGCATCGGGACTACGACCGGTACCACATACGATCCAATGGCAAGCGCGGGTAAGTTGCTTTCGGGCTTTGGCGCGTTTGGCCAAGGCGGCGGCTTTGGAATGTTCAAATAGGAGGCGCATAATGGAACAATATGTACTCACACAAGAAGACATCGACCGCCTCGGACTACGCGACGCAATCGCGGGTGACATCGCAACGGAGCAAGAGCTTCGAACGCTGTTCCCAGCGCAGATGAATGAGCGTGACCAGATTGCGCGGCAGACGATGCTGTCATCCATGGAGATGCCTGCAACTGTTAGCGGTGTGGAAGTGGCGCCTACGAGCATACAAGCGGAGCCAAAGCTGCCAATCGACGAAAGCGAAATTCTGCCCCCAGACGTTCCCGTCAATCAGCAGATTACTGGCACGACGGCGCCTATTAGCAACACTGGCATCGAGAGCCTGCTTGCAAGCGTAGCCACGCAGCCAGCGGCGCCAGAAGATCCATACAGCAATCTGTCAAAGACGCAGAAGCGTATGCTAGCGTTTGCCGCGATCAGCGACGCAGGCGCAGCTTTGCAAGGCATGCAGGGTCGCGCGGTTCGTGACCTGATGGGTGACTTCACAGCGCGTGCGGATCAGGTTCGCAAGGCGAAGGCCGCGCAGATGCGTCAGGAGATGCTTGGCAATCTTATGGGTGCGCCATCTGGCATGGCCGGTGACATAAATGCGCAGAAACAGCAAATTATGGGCGCACTTGCGGGCGGATTAATAGACGGGCCAACGGGACGCATTATGCTCGACCAGCTTAGCGAGCAGGAGCAGAAAGTTTCTAGCGCTTCCAAGTCATCAGGTTTGATGGCAGACATCGACTTGCTTTCCAGTTTAGGCGGCTTGGATCAGCTTCTCGGCGTTGAGGGCATTTTTACGCGCGGCTTAGAGAGCTTAAACTTGGGTGCGCTACGACCCGACGCGCAGGCTGCGCGCAGCATCTTGGATAAAATCAAAGGTGGCGCATTTTTGGCTGCGTTTGAAAGTCTAAAGGGTGGCGGCCAAATCACAGAGCTCGAAGGCATAAAAGCAGAGCAGGCACAGGCACGTCTACTAGAGACGCAGAGCCCAGAGGCATTCCGCGATGCGTTGGCAGAGCTGCGTTTCTACGCCGACATTGCGCGTCGTCGTGCGATGGGTGATTACGTTGCGCCAGATACAGTTTATGAAAGTAAGTTAGGCCAGACGAAACAACCGGAAGGTGTAGAAGACTTAACTCCTGAAGAGAAAAAGAGATTGAGGCTAAACTGATGGCAGACGCATTAACGGTATCCCAGCTAGAAGACCTCGCGCGTTTTGCGTATGAGCAAGGAGACGTCGAGCGAGCACGCAAGCGCCTAGCGCAGGCAGATGCGCTAAAAGCATCAGAGGCTCAAGAGCGCGGCACGTTTGGAGAAGCTGGATATGCCGGTGGTGCGGGTGTTGTACGCGGCGCGGCGGAAGTTGCGCAGCTTGGTCCAACGATCCTAGACTTCATGCAGGCCGGTTTGCCGGCAATGATTGCGGAAAAGGTGTTTGGTGCAGAGCCAACGGAGCGCGTCAAAGGCCCAACAATTCCAGAGCAAATTGGAGAGGTTACCGGCGGATACAGCGAATACCGCAGCCCGACTACACTTGGCCAATACGCAGGCACAGTCGGCGAGTTCGCGGGCGGCGCGGCTGCGCTGCCTATCGGTGGTGTTGCCCGCTCAGTAGGCTCAGCAGTGCTTCCAGCGATCGCAAGTGAGACGGCAGGGCAACTTACAGCGGGAACTCCTTACGAAAGCGCAGCACGCCTTGCAGCGGCTCTAGGGGTGCCTGCAGCGCAAGCGGCGGCGACGCCACTTATGCGACGCGCGGCGGTAGGCCCAGCGGAAGAGGTGCGCGGCTACATGGCCGGCACGCAGCGTCCGCAGTCAGTTGAGTTATTACGCAGCATGGGCATTGAAGACATATCCGCTGGCCAACAATTAGGAGCGCCGCAGCTTATGAAGCTAGAAGGGCGCGCGGGGCCATCGTTGCAGGCAAAGCAGCAGCTCACGCAGGCGGCGTTGCGCCAAGCAGGCGCGCAGGCGGATCTCGCAACGCCAGACGTTATCAAAGCAACACGCGATCGTCTCGGCAGCACATTTGATATGGCAGATGCTTTGGCAGGTGGTGCGCCAACACGTGCAGAGGGTGGGCGTATGGTGGAGGCTTTGGCGAATGCAGAGGATGCGATCACCGTTGGCAAAGTGCCAAACAAGCTAAAAGACATCGTGACGGATTTTGGCGAGGCATCTTTTGCCGGCGATGCAATCGACCCACGTAACATTTCATCAACACGCACAAAGCTAAACAAGGCGATGTCAACCTACGCATCCGAGGGTGACATGGTCAACTACGAGCTGGCATACGACTTGCTTGAGGTTCTGGACGACATGGTGGAGCGCCAGCTTCGCGCAGTAGATCCAAATTTCGTCTCGCAGCTTGGTCAGGCTCGCCAGCAATACCGCTCATTCCTAACGCTAGAGCGTGCGCTAAACCGTGCGGGCTCTGACCCAGCGAGCGGCATCATATCGCCAGAGGCGCTAGCAGGCGCCACACGACGTCGTGAAGGTGTCAGCTATATGAGAGGCACCGGAACTGAGCTTGCAGAGCTTGCGCGTGCGTCTCAGGAGGTATTGAGCCCATTGCCATCGGTATCTGCAGGCGGCGTCCGCGACGTAGGCACCTTGGTGCAGCGTGCGACAGAGCTTGTGCCATCCATGGCTGCCAAGCGTATGCAGGAGACGTTACCGCTTCCTGCACGTCAGGCGATCACGCAGCGCCTGCTCGAACGTCTTGGACGTCAAACAGGCGGCTTACTAGCAATCGATTAATCCGCAGACTTCGCCGCGCGCTTCTTCGGCGCCGGCTTCGCCTTCTTCAGCTCATCAATTTCGGCGGCTTGCTCTTGGAGAAGAGTGGCCGCTTTTTCGCATGACCGGAACAATGCCAGCACGTTGTGTACACGGTGCGGCTGGTTCAAGATGCGGACGAGTTCGCGTTGTTCTTCAGTTAGCATGGGTGTGTCCTCCGTTAAATGCTAGTTAACTTTTAACAGCGCAGGGATTGTAAAGCAAACCGGAACTAAATATAGTACACGAGAATGCTTAGGACACACCATGTTCCTCATTCGCCTCCCTGTACTGCCCTGCGTGAAAGCGCGGGGCATTTTTTTATTTATTTGCTTGCATTACTTGTTAGCGTCGTGTTAACAATGTGTCAGTACAGAAGGAGAACCAGATGACACACGAGCAAGACTACATCGCTTTCACTAACGAGATTACAGAAAAGTGCAAAGCTGCTGGCATTGACGGTTGGGACATGGCGGCGATTGTTGATCGCGGCGTCAACGAGCAAGATGCACACTATGCCGCTGGCACTGACGAATATTGGGATGCAATGATTAACGCTGCATCAATCATGGCTGCTTTTGCTTGTGAGGAGCTTGGCACAAACATTAATCAGATTATGGGCCGTGACATTTACTAAGGAGAACCCATGGAAACATTAAAAGTATATCTCGCAGCAGTCGTCACCACAGTGATGGCGATCGCGGGCCCGTTTGCGTTTACATACGCAGTCGCATCATTCGCGCCAATCTTAGGTGGCCCTGCATTGGCCATCGGGCTTGTCGCTTTTCCAGTATTAGGCTGCAAAGTCGGCGACATCATATGTGGGGCGTAACGCTCCGCGATTTTATCTTGGCGCTACACGGTATCGACATCGTGTGGACGCCAGTAACACAGGAAGAGGAACCACCGTTTTGACATATAATGAAGTAACAGGCGAATACGAAATTACACCGCAGGAGCGCATGGAGCAACTGGTCGATCGCATCAAGAGGCGCCTGATCAAGATTGACCGGCTAAACGACATCAAAGGCGTGCGCAGCGGCACCGTCAGCACCGACATTGGCATGGAGATGGCGCTGCTATCAGACGACCGCGCAGAGCTGCGCAAGCTGCAGAAGGAGCTTGGTATCCATGTCGCAGCTTAATACGTTCGTCATAGTCACCGTGTGCGCGCTAGGCGGCGTCAGCGTCGCCCGCGCAATCGAAGTGTTTTTATTTGGAGGATTTTAATGAGTTTTACTTGGCCACGGGGAATGCTTCCAACAGAAGAGCGTTGGATTATGTGCATCGACATCATAAAGGAGGTGTGCGGCGCCGAAAACCGGATCATGCAAAAGAAGGTCAACATGACAAATGCCCAGCGTGAAGCCGGACAGAAAGGCGGCAGGAAGCGTAACGAGCGCCACTATCTTATCATCAAGGATATGGCAGCGGCTGGCAAAGATAACAGGCAGATAGCACGAAAACTTGATATAACGCTGCAACGATTATACGAATTTCGCTCCAAACATAAAATATGATATAAGGCTCCTACGGGAGCCTTTTTTCATGGAGGACGTAGCCATTCCCTACGCAGATGAGGAGCGCCAGAGGGCGTACAACAAAGAGTATCGCAAAAAGTATTACCAGAAGAATAAGGAAAAGATTAAGAAGCGCGTTTATGCGACTAAAAAGAAAAAGCGGCAAGAATACAACGAGTGGAAGGCTACGCTTTCCTGCGTGCAGTGCAGCTTCTCGCATCCGGCCGCATTAGACTTTCACCATGTAATAAAGAAGATAGACAACCAACGTGTTAATGAGCTCGTTAGAGCTGGACGCTTTAAAGCAGCATACAAGGAGGCGACCGAGCGTTGCATCGTATTATGTTCTAACTGCCATCGTATACACCATTGGCAAGAGCATCACGGGTATGCAGAAACGGAAGTTCAAGGAGATAAGGGCGAATGATATAGTGTGCGCAAAAGGATGCGCACAATGACACTATTAAAAGCACTAATAAGAGCACTAATCAAATCACGCATGGCTGCGGCTAAACGCGAGATCGATCGACTGCACCTGCAACGTATGACAGATAAAGAGCTAGCCGACATCGGCATCAATCGCTGCGATATTAATCGTTTGGTGTAAGTCGTGCGGAGAGCCAGTAAGTGTCGGGCTATACTGGGGAACCAACAAAACCGCCCGTGGTAGTGGACGCGGCACGTTAGTTTTGCTCTCCGCTGCGTTTTCTTAGCCTACTGAGCGGCATGGTCAACACCAAAATCGCGTTCCAAAGTGCAATTCCCATTTGCGTTGGCGTTGGCAAAAGCCAGCCTATGATAGCCAGCAAAATTACCCACATCGGGATGTCCTGATTGTTGACGGTGACGTTCTCGGCTGGGCCAAGCTCAACCTCTTTTATCGTCTCCGTCTGTACGATATCCCGACCAGCGGTAGACGTCGTC